TAGAGTTTCTAAGATATGATAATCCAACAGTGAATTACAGTTATACTTATCTCAGTAGCGGCTTTAGCTCCTGCTATACTTTAGATGAACTTGTAGGGCTGCCATTGCCCTGGACTGTAACTTATACTAGCAATATATTCACTAATACTTTTAATTATTGTGATAGATTAAAAAGATTAACATTTGAGATGCCTGGTGGACAACCAGCCGTTAAACAGTGGAAATCACAAATAATTACTTTAACTATAAATGTTGGTTATACAGGAAATGCGCAGCATATAACAGGTTATAATTCTGGAATTAAAGTAGATAAAACAGTAAAAGATGATGCAACCTACCAGGCGCTTAAGGATGATCCAGATTGGTTTACAAGTAAGTTTGAATACAGTCGTTATAACCATGATAGCGCAGTAGAGACAATCAATAGTTTACCAGATACAAGCGCTTACCTGGCTACAGCTGGAGGCACTAATACTATTAAGTTTAAAGGCGTTTCTGGCAGCTTAACCGATGGCGGCGCGATTGATACACTTACAGAAGAAGAGATAGCAGTAGCAACAGCTAAGGGCTGGACTGTTACTCTTGCTTAAGGAGGTTTTATAATGATTTCAACTAATTATAGTTTAACTAGATATGATGCAGATGAAGGAAAGCTTTTTGATTGGAAAGAGCCTCGCTTCACTGAGGATGAGAACGGAAACCAGGTGCAAGAGCATCTGTTAGTAAAGACTCTTTTCCTTGGGCATACAGATAGCATTACTAATTACATTGAAGTAGATGAGGATGGTAATGCAACAGAATTACAAGAGCCAGAGATTGCTTCCAATGAGGACTATGAGAAGGCTCTTGCTGAGCTGGGGGTAGAATAATATGAAAAGACAGGAATTATTTGAAAAGGTTGCTCTTGTAAAAGAAGAAACTAAAAATGCTTTGCAGACAGTGTATGATTCTCTTAATCAAGGACAACAGAAAAAGATTGTTAAAGATGAAACGGTAAAAGCCTTATTTGATAGATATGGTGTTAATTATTAATGGAGGTGCGCTAAATGGGAAATATTTATCATGAATGGAATGGAACAGTATTAACCATTACAAGTGATAGCGGCACTTCCTCAGCTGACTTAAAGGGCGATAAGGGTGATATTGGAGTAAGAGGAGCCCAGGGCGCGCCCGGATGCTTAGTTAGTCCAGCAGGCGCAACTATCCCTGCGGTAAATGAATCTGATAACGGCAAAATTCTACAGGTAGTGGATGGCGCCTGGACAGCAGTAGAAAATAGCGGCGGTTCTAAAATTAATTTAGGTGTTAAAAATTATTTAGCACTTAAAAACAGCCTTCCTAATAAAGAAGATGTAAATGGGCTCTATGAAGGCGATATGGATGCAGTAGATTCAGAGTTAGCAAGAGCGGCAATTATTGCATGGCTTGCTGATAATAATACTCCTATCTTTTTAGATGAGTATTGCACTATTCCAGCAACAAAAATTCAAACTGCTACAGATCGTGTTTGGGGCGCCTATTTTGCTTATGAGATTTACTTTGAAACAGTTGGTATTATGATTCATGTAACAGCTGTTGAAGTAGATGATAGTGGAAATCCTGTCATGGTTGATATTAATACAGCAAAAGAGATTAGGACTTATTCTTTTGCTTTAGCAGCGAGCGCAACGAATGACATTGTGATGTTATCTGGTTCTATTCAGTCGCTTAACTCAGATGGAAGCACTGTTAATACTTTTGCTGTTAATATCTCTAACGAGCTAAATGAAATTCTAAAGGGCAATATCGTTGAGGTGCAAATCTTTGCTTTAGCTATGGGAGATATAGTAAATGCGTTATCTTTTCCTTGCCTTATTTATAGTTCAGCATTTCCGTATTTTAATCATACCAAAAACGGAGTAACACTTGATTTCAACAACAAAAGAGTTACTTTTACAAAAGAAGCGATTGGCGAAAACGGCTGGAATTATGGCGCAGGCGAATATTATATTTGTTTCGTAACGAAATGAGGTGGAGTAAATGTTTATTAAAATTAACGATCAAAATAAGGTTATTTTTAAAAGCACATTAAAAAGAGAGCTTAATGAAATAGACTCTTTTCTTGTGAAAGAAATTCCACTCGTAGAAGTTGGCAAACAGTTGTGCTTTAATCCAGAAACAAGGGAATTTTATCAAGAAGATATTCCTAATCTCGCTGAATACAATGAGAAGCAAAAGCTCCAGGATGAGGCTAAAGCCATTGAGAAAGAGGAAAATGCATTTCTTGCTGAGGCTTTAAAAATCATGGTAGAGGAACATAGCTCTAATACCGATAAGTGGAAGGCATGGGCGCGAAACTATGAGGAAAAGAAGAGCGCCTGGCGCACTAAGTATGGGAGGGGTATATAAGTGTTTTACTTGAATAAAGATACAGAGCTTTCAATCAAGCTCTTAAATAAAATGATTGGGCGCTTTAATATTGAGGTTGCAAGTTTAGAAAAATATAAAAAATATTATGATGGTATCCAAAATATCTTAAATAAAAGTTATTCTGATCCCTCTAAGCCTTGTAATAAAACTGTTATCAACTATTGTCGCAATATTGCGGATTCCTATGCAGGCTATTTAGCAACTCCTGGGCATATCTCCTATAGCAGTGATGAGGATATTGAGGATGTAATGGATATCCTGCGCTATAACGATTACCAGGCAGAAGATGCATCTTTCTTACTTGATGCTCTTGTATATGGTATGGCTGCTGAGCTTATGTATATTGATTCTAAGGGGCAGACGCGCTTTAGATTGATTAATCCTACTCAATGCTTTGGAATCTATGATGATAGCTTAACAGGCGATTTAATGTATTTCGTGCGCATGTATAAGGCTAATGAGTGGGATGAAAGCGATTTGTATAATGTGGATGTTTATTCGGATTATGATGTGAAACATTACACAATGGCAGGTAAGAATGGAAGCCTTACTTATGTGGCAGAAGAGCAGCACTATTTCAGCCAGTGTCCTGCTAATATCTTCATGTTGCCAGATGAAAAGAGTATTTTCGATTGTATCATGAATCTCCAGGATAGCGCCAATGAGTTACTGAGCGCAGAAATCGATGATTATGCAGCATTCTGTGACGCGTATTTAGTCCTTGAGGGCGTTGATGCTGATACAGAAGATATTGCAGCTATGAAAGCTAATAGAGTGTTGCTCTTGCCAGAAGGCGCTAAAGCTTCCTGGCTTACCAAGAACGCTAATGATGCCCAAGTAGAAAATATCTTAAAGCGCATCCATGATAGCATTTATAGAGTGGCGCAATGCCCAGATTTCAGCTCTGAATCTTTTGTAGGCGGCGTTAGCTCTGGAATTGCTATTCAGTATAGATTGACTGGCATGGAAACGCGCGCAGGTAAGATAGAAGCAGAAATGAAAAAGGCACTCCAGCGCCGTATAGAGATTATTTGCGGCATTGCTTCTCTGAAACTTGGTGAAGCAGTATTTAGAGATATTAATATTGATTTCAAGAGAAACATTCCAGAGGATGTAACATCTACTATTGCCCTTGTGAACGCTCTGAAAGGCTCTGTAAGCGATGCAACGCTGTTAAGCCAGCTTCCTTTTGTAACTGATGTAAATGCAGAATTAGAGGCACTCCAGGCGCAAAAGCAGGCTAATATGGAACTGTATGCCTTCGGGCCCACTTCTAATGACGAGGATGAGGAAGAATGAGTTACTGGCAGGATAGAATGGCAAACGCGCAAAATGCCCTATCCGAAAAGAGTGTGAAGCAGATTGAGAAGCAGCTGCGCAAATACTATACTTCTACAATGAAGCGCACTATTGCAGACTTTGAATCTACTTATAATAAGCTGCTTGCCACTATTGAAGAGGGTAAGCAGCCCACTCCAGCGGATTTGTATAAGCTAGATAAATACTGGCAGATGCAAGGGCAATTGCGCCAAGAGCTACAGAAACTTGGAGATAAACAGGCAACAGCCTTATCTAAAATATTCGAGATCAATTTCTTTGATGTCTATTACTCTATCAATATTGAGGGCGCGCAAGCCTTCTCTACAATCAGTGAAGAGGGCGCGCAGCATCTCATTAACCAGATATGGGTAGCTGATGGCAAGAGCTGGAGTCAACGAATTTGGGAAAACACTGAGCTATTGGCTGAGACTCTTAACGAGGAGCTTATTGCTTGTGTAGTAGCAGGCAAGAAAACCACTGACTTAAAGAATATACTCCAGGAGCGCTTTAGTGTTAGCTATAGTAGAGCTGATGCCCTGGCGCGCACTGAAATAGCACATATCCAGACACAGGCGGCTAAGCAGCGCTATGAGGATTATGGTATTCAAGAGGTTCAAGTATGGGCAAGTCCTGACGAGCGCAGATGTGAAGTCTGTGGCAAACTCCATAAAAAGGTTTATCCTGTTGGCGCGGCAATGCCCATTCCTGCGCATCCTAGATGTCGCTGTTGCATTGTGCCTTTAATACCAGGAACTTAAAGCAGAATGAAATCGAAAAAATAAAAAATTAAGGTTAAAATTAATTAAATCAATTATCTTAATTTTTAATAATGAGTGAAAAGAAGAAAATAGTGGAGGTTACCACTGGAAATATGTCGCTTAAGGGGATTCCGACTTTAAATAGAATAATCAAATTTATTTAATACGGGGCTGCGCGCTGCTGGCGCAGAATCGAAAAGGAGAAAACTATGGAAGAAACAATTAACACTAGTGTAAATGAAGAAGTAGTTACTGAGACTGCTACAGAAGCAACAGAAAAGACTTTTACTGAATCAGAAGTCATGAAACTGATTCAAGCTGAAAGCGATCGCCGCACTAATCAAGCGCTGGCAAAACAAAAGAAAGAGTATGAGAAAAAGCTTTCTCTTTCATCTCTTGACGAGCAACAGAGAAAAGAAGCTGAAGCTCAGATGAAAATTCAAGAGTTACAAGAGCAGCTTGCGGCTTTCCAATTAGAGAAAAACAAAAGTGAGCTGAAATCTGTATTAGGTTCAAGAGGACTTGATGTAAGATTCGCAGATATTATCAATATCACAGATGATTTGGAACAGTCGCAGAAAAATATTGATACTCTTGATACACTTTTCAAGGCTGCTGTAAGAGCAGAGGTAGAAAAAAGACTTGCAGGAAATGCGCCTAAGGGTAACGGTAGCGCGCCTGCGGAAATCACAAAAGAGCAAGCTCAAAAGATGGGCATTGCAGAAAGACAAGCTCTAAAGGAAAGTAATCCAGAGCTTTATAAAAAATTATTTAATTAATAGGAGGCTATATTATGGCTAATACAGTTTATGATAAGAAAATTATTGAGTCTGTTGCTAAGGATCAATTGGTAACAGCAATTAACACTCGCGCACTTATGAATGTTGATACTTCTTTAGCAGAGCAATCTGGCATGACTAAGGTTATCAATGTTTATGCTTACACTGGCGCAGCTGAGGAGCTTGACGCTGGCGAAGGTAATACTACTCGTGGTTCTGTTGCTCCTACGACTGCAGAATACAAGGTTAAGCGCATACAGGCTAACTTTGATTACACTGACGAGGATTTCCATGCTGATAATCTCGTAGTTGATCACGGCGTGAAGGGCGCAACTACTGAACTTAAGAATAAGATGAATGCTGATTTTGCTACTGAATGCGGCAAAGCTACTCTTAAGGTTACTGGCGCTCTCTCTTATGACACTATCGTTGATGCTATTGCTGAGTTGAATATCGAAGACGAAAGCGGCATTTTCGTAGTTATTCCTAATGAGCAAAAGGCTGCTCTTCGTAAGGATCCTGACTATATGGCAGCTCGCCAGGGAGAAGTTGTTTATAACGGACAAGTTGGCACTGTGTGCGGTATCCCTGTTATCGCTTCTAAAGCATTCACTAAGCCTTATGTTATGACTAAGGATGCAGTTAAGCTCTTCCTTAAGCAGGATGTTGAGGCTGGCACTGATAGAGATGAGGACACTTGCGTAAACTCTGTTTATGTTCGTGCTTTCTATATCTGCGCTCTTGTTGATGCTACTAAGATTTGCGCAATCGGTGAGTAATTAATTAATCCTCTAATAGCAGGGAATGGGGCTAACTACTGCCTCATTCCCGACTAAAGAGATAGGAGGACTAAAACATGATTGAAGAAATTAAACTTTTATTAGGAGATGCTGCGCCTAACTACACTGATGCGCAAATTAGCCTCTGCTATAAGATGGCGCTCTCTGAGGTAGAGGACTATTGCAACAGAGATGCAGATACGGCGCTGGAGTTGCTGGCAGAACGCATCACGGTAATTAAACTTAATCGCATTAATACAGAGGGCTTAGCTAGTCAATCTTATAGCGGTGTAAGTGAGAATTACATTGATGGTTATCCTGCTGAAATCCAGGCAGCTCTTAATAGAAAGCGTAGATTGAAGGTGCTGTAATGATTAATACAGATATGCGCCTTTATGATTACTACACCTATGGAGAGTCTGACGGATATGGACAACCTCAACTCTCTACTGAAATGCAAGGCTCTATCAAGATGGCTATTAACATTTCCTCTCAAGCTATCCAAGACAATATAAACTATCAAGATTGCTCCTATGTTGGATTAACATTAGATAAGAAAGTTACTGATGCCTTTGTAATTAAATATGGGGATGAAAAATTAAAAGTTTTATATGTTAATCCAAAAGGGAAATTTATTCAAGTTTATTTAAAGAAAATATGAGTATTCAGTTTCAAGGATTAGAGGAAGTCTTAAATAGCTTAGAAGAGCTAGCAGATGGCGCAAAATATGAGGCTGCTTTAGGGAGAGCCTGCGCGCTTGTGGAGAGAGAAGCTAAAACAAAAGCTCCTAAGGACACTGGCGCACTGGCACGCTCAATAGAGAGCAAAATTGAAAAGGATAGCGCTGAAATCAGAGGCGTAGTATTTACTCCTCTTGAATATGCGCCCTATGTAGAATATGGCACTGGCTTATTTGCAGAAGATGGCGGGCGCCGTGATGTTCCCTGGAATTATCAAGATGATAAAGGGGAATGGCACTCTACTAGTGGACAAAAGCCACAGCCCTTTATGCGCCCTGCTCTTGATGAAAATAGAGAGCAAATTTTAAGAATATTAAAGGAGGGCTTAACGAATGATTGATTTCCATTCAGAACTAGTTAGCGCCTTAAATACAGTCCTTCCTACTCATTATGAGCTGGCGCTAACAAAAGGAACTAAAACGCCTTGTATCAGCTATCAAGAGCGCAATAACTATGATACTGATACAGGCACTACTCTTGGCTACAGTAGAATTGTCTATACAGTCAAGGTGTGGGGAAATGAGATTGCTGTTATTCAGCAATATGCAAAAGAGATTGATAAAGTATTGCGCCCTTTGGGATTCAAGCGGACTAGCGCCCAGGAGTTGCATGATAATCAATCTACTATGATTCAGAAAATATTAACCTATGAGGCTCTTGCCTTAGAGGATTATTAACGGAGGTATATATTATGGCACTTATTTCTAAAGATATTACTCTTTCTTATAAGAATGGCGCGGCTGGGGAGTTTATTGAGCTTGAAAATCTTCAAGAGATTCCTGATCTTGGTGGAGATGTGGAAGCTATTGAGATTACTACTCTTGCAGATAGCGCGCATAGATACACAGACGGGCTTATTAATTACGGCGATAGCTTGGCTTTCAAGTTTTTAATGGGTGATGATACGGCGCAATTCTTAGAGCTTAATGCACTTACTGGCGTTAGTAATTGGCAAGTAAAGCTCCCTGGCGGCGATACTTGCACTTTCAGCGGCTCTAGCTCTGTAAAGCTTGATGGCGCTGGCGTAGCAGCAGCTCTTACCTATACTTTATCTATTAAGCCTAATTCAGAGATGGCTTGGGCTTAATCCCCATTAATGGGAGTGGGAGAGGGGTTATTCTCTCTTCCTCTCTCTCACTATATTAAATAAAAAGAGAGGTTTTATATATGATGTATTTTGATTTTGAGGCTGGCAATCAGCAATATAAGCTTAGACTTAACACGAGAAACATTATCGCTCTTGAGGAAAAGTTAGGCGGTAAGAATCCCTTATCTATCTTTGGTAATGGAGATAGACTTCCTTCTATTAAAGAAATGGTAGCTATTCTCTGGGCTTCTTTGCAGCAGTATCATCATGGCATTACCTTGAATGATACTGAAAATATTTTCGATGCTTACCTGGAGGAACATATTCCTACAGATTTCATTGCTACAATTGTAGAGATTTATAAGGTATCTGGACTTATTAAAGAGGAAGACTCTGAAAAAAACTAATGGAAGGCGGTTCCAGTGAGCCGCCAAAAAGCTTCAAGAGTTTTGTTTATCAGTGGCTAGAAAATGCGCTTGATATTGGGATAACAGAAGAAGCATTCTGGAACATGACTCCAGCAGAACTGGAGCGCCTATCTGAAAGCAAGCGCAGAATGGAAAAGCTTAGATTACAAGAGAAAGCTAACTTTGATTATATCTTAGCTGATCTAATAGGAAGAAGCATCGCGCGCCTTCATTCCTCTGCAAATAAAATGCCAGAGATTAATGAGGTTTATCCTTCTCTATTTAATTCGCAAGAGATAGAAGAAAAGAAAGCTGAGAAAAGAGCTGAATTATCGGCTTTAAGATTCAAACTATTTGCAGACGCCCATAATAAGAAATTTAACAAGGAGGCGGCAAAAGATTGAATGAACAATTAAAAATTATAATTTCTGCGGAAATTGATAAGTTAAGACAAGAGTTAAAGAACGCGCAGAGCCAGGTAAAAGACTTTACCGATAAAAGTGAATCTTCTTTTTCTAAATTCGGTAAGGCGGCTGGCGCAGCAGGAAAAGCGGTTGCAGTTGGATTTGCTGCTGTAGGCGCTGCTGTTGCGGCTGGCGCTGCTGCGGTAATTGGTTTAGCTGAATCTACAAGGGAATACCGAACAGAGCAGGCTAAATTAACTGCTGCTTTTAAAACTGCAGGCAGCTCTGCAGAACAAGCAAAGAAAACTTATAACGATTTATATAGAGTGCTGGGAGATAGCGGACAAGCAACAGAAGCAGCTCAGCACTTAGCCAAGCTTACTACTGAGGAAAAAGCCTTAAGCGAATGGACTAACATTTGCCAGGGCGTGTATGCGGAGTTTGGCTCTTCATTGCCTATCGAATCGCTCACAGAGGCAATTAATCACACTACCAAGGTGGGAGAGGTGCAGGGCACCTTAGCCGATGCACTCGAATGGAGCGGCGTTAATATGGATGAGTTTAACGAGCAGCTTTTCTGGTGCAATAGCGAATCAGAAAGAGAAAAACTTATTAGAGATACTCTTAACGGCATTTATAGCGATAGCGCGGCTGCCTATGAGGAAACTGCTGGCGCCGTTATGGATGCTAATGAGGCGCAGGCTGCCTTAACTGATAGTCTGGCTGCTTTAGGTGAAGCTGTTGAGCCAATAGCAACAATGCTTAAGGTAGGATTGGTTGGGGTTATCCAGGAGTTAATTCCTTCATTCCAGCTTTTCGCCCAGGGCATTCAAGATGCTGTTAATGGAGTAGCAGGCGGCACTGAGAAAATGAGAGAAGGCATCTCTACGATGCTTGAAACCATTTTCACTAAGATTATGGATATCATTCCTGTAATTGCAGGCATAATTCCAGAAGTCATTACTATATTAGGGGAATTAATTCCTCAAATAACTGGAGGAATCTTAAAAGCGCTTCCTTCAATTATAAGCACCATTTTAAAAGCTGCTGCGCAAGTCTTAATAACTCTGGGGCAAATCTTACCGGAGATACTGGCGCAAATTGTGGCGATACTGCCACAGATTATTAACTCTATTGTTGAGAATATCCCAGTATTACTGCAGGCTGCTATTTCATTCCTTATGGCTATTGTGCAAGCTATTCCTAAGATTATTCCGCCTCTCATTGATGCGCTGCCAGCTATCATAAAGAGTATATTGGATATGCTTGTAGAAAATCTGCCAGTATTGCAACAGGCATCTATTACATTCATGACGTCTATTGTAAAGGCTATTCCTGCTATTATCCCTGCAATCTTACAAGCTGTGCCACAGATTATTATCTCATTAATTGGCGCCTTAATAAAATTAGCTCCACAGCTATTAAAAGGCTCTATAGAAACATTTACAGCAATACCTAGGGCGCTCTTAAGCATTATTCCTAGCCTGTTGAAGGGCGCGGCGCAAGTTGTAAGCAACCTTAAGACAATGTTGGTTGATAAGCTTAAAAATCTCTTTAAGTTTGAATGGAATTTGCCGAAAATTAAGCTTCCTAGATTCTCTGTCACTCCTAAGGGATGGAGCATTGGAGATTTGCTTGATGGTGTTATCCCTAAGCTGGGTATTACCTGGAACGCGCGCGGCGGTGTCTTTGATAAGCCTACTATTATGAACTATGGCAATAGCTTACAAGGACTTGGAGAGAATGGCGCTGAGGCTGTTGTTCCTCTTGAAAATAACCTGGAATGGCTCAATAGATTAGCTGATATGTTAGCTGATCGCATGGGCGCTGGCACTCCTGTAGTGCTGCAAGTGGATGGAAAAACCTTTGCGCGCACTACCATTAATACTTTAAATAACCACACGCGCCAGACTGGAAGACTTGGCATCGAGATTGTGTAAGGAGGTTAGATGATGTCTTATTTTTTCAAAATAAACGGCAACGATTATTCAATGTATGTAAATAAGTTGCAAGTAGGCACAGAGCATTTTTATGAACAGAAATCCTCTGCCAGTGGCTCTGATAGAATTACGCATAAATACAAAAGACGCGTAATCGAAGTAGGCATTATTCCTCTTGATGATGCTACAATGATGCGCTTATTAACGGATGTTGATAAATTCCGTGTATCTGTCTCTTTTCGCGATCCATTGACTAACACATTAGTGGAAAATATGACTTGTATTATCCCTAATAATATTGTCGAGTATTACACAATCCAAGCTGGCAATGTGAAATATAAAGCATTTAATTTGCAACTTAAAGAAGTTAACTATATAGGAGAGGTGGTTTAATGTTAATAAATAATTTACATTTATCTGAATTAAACTCTCCTATACAGACGATTAGAGCAAGGGTAGAGATATATAAAGGCTCTGCCCTTGAGAAAGTCTGTGATTGCGGCAAAGATTTAAGTGAATTCACTATTGAAAGACTGGGAGAAGGAAAATTTTTTGGCTATGGTATCTGCCAAAAGCTAAAGGTAACTTTCCTGGATGAAGAGGTAGGGCTTAGCCTTACTAAAGACAATACACTTGAAGCTACTTTTGGTGTGGATAGTGATTTTATTTATCCATTCCCTAATTTCTATGTGGAAGATGTATCAAGAGATGAAGAAACTGGAGATTTAGTTGCTACTGCTTACGATATTTTGTATAGAACAGCTAATCATACAGTAAGTGAGCTGCAGCTGCCTAGCTCTTATAATCTCTTATATTTTGCTTCGGCCTGCGCCGAACTGCTAGGACTCCCTATTAAGTTTGAATCTATAGCGGATGATAGTGCTTTCTTAATTGAATATCCAAGCGGCGCCAATTTCGACGGCACAGAAACAATTAGAGACGCGCTGAACGCTGTAGCAGAAGCAACGCAAACTATTTACTATATTAATAATGATTGGGAATTAACTTTTAAGAGATTGGATAAAGACGGCGATTCACTTTATACAATCAATAGAACTAACTATATGGATTTCTTTAGCCATGGCGCGCGCGTATTGAGCAAGATTAGCCACGTAACAGAATTAGGTGATAATGTAGAGCCTACTTCTGAGATTGAGGGCGTTACTCAATATGTGAGAAATAATCCTTTTTGGGAGCTGCGCGAAGATGTCGGCGCGTTAGTGGATGGCGCCCAGGCTGTAGTTAGTGGAACTTCTATTGAGCAATTTGAATGTATCTGGTTTGGCAATTATCTCTTAGAGATTGGAGATAAAATCTCAATCGTAGGAAAAGAAAATAAAACCTTTACCACTTATATTCTGGATGATTCGATTACTTTTGATGGCGCAATAGAGCAATACACTCAATGGCAGTATAACGAGAATGATGCAGAGAGCGCCAGCAATCCCACTTCTCTTGGAGAAGCGCTTAATAAGACTTTTGCAAGAGTGGATAAAGTCAATAGAGAAATTCAGATCGTAGCAAGCAATGTAAGCAACAATGAAACGACAATAAGCGCAATTCAATCAAACGTTAATAGCATTAGCTTGTCTGTTGAGCGCGCGGAGAAAGATACTGCGGATAAGATTGATAATATTAACGAGGATATAACAGAACTGAAAAAGAGCGCGGCGCTTGCTGTAGATGCTGATTCCGTTGATATTGCCATTAAAACTGAAATAGCTAAGGGCGTTGATAAAGTAATAACTACTGAAAAGCGTTTTACTTTTGATGATGCAGGCTTAAACATTTCAACAGATGGCAATGAAATGAAAACGCAAATTACTGAGGATGGTATGACAGTATACAAGAAGGATGCAGCTGTGTTAACGGCTAATAATGAGGGAGTAAGCGCGCTTAACCTTCATGCAACTACCTATCTCATCATTGGTAATACTAGCAGATTAGAAGATTGGAACGGGCGCACAGCTTGTTTCTGGATAGGAGGTTAATGTATGGCTAAAACCGGAAGTGCAACTGTATGGGCAACAGATCATAACTGGTTAACTTTCTTGTGGACAGTAACAGCTCAATCTATTGAGAATAATACTTCTACAATATCATGGGAGTTATACCTGGGCGCCGGCGCTCATGGCGCGATTTATTCTAGTGCTTCTAAGCGCTGGTTGGTTAACATAAATGGTATTGAGTATTCTGGCTATAATGAAATAGGTATAGCTAATAATGCCACTAAAACGCTTGCAAGAGGTATCACTGTAATCCCTCATAATGCAGATGGAACAAAAACATTTTCTTATAATTTTTCACAACAGTTTGATATTAATTTTAGCGGCGGTTGGATAGCAATTGTAGGCGATAACGGCTCTGGCGTTATAGATACTATTCCGCGCCAGGCAATACTTACAGGCGCGCCTAACTTCAATGATGAAGAAAATCCTACTATCACCTATTCTAATCCAGCTGGGAGCGCTGTAACTAGTCTACAGGCTTGTATCTCATGGACTGGCGCCGATGATATTAAATATAGGGATATTCCTAAAACTGGCGGTTCTTATACTTTTGAACTTACAGAAGCGGAAAGAGAAGCATTAAGAAATGCTACTACCACTTCCAATAGTAGGAATGTAATCTTCTATGTTACTACTGTAGTTAGCGGATTAACTTACCGTAGCACTCTTAGTAAAACATTTAGTATCACTAACGCAGCGCCCACTTTGGCGCCTACTGTAATAGATGCAGGCACAGGCTCAACCAATTTAACAGGCAATCCTAACACAATGATTAAGGGTTTTAATAGTATGAGATACACTATAGGCGCGACTACTTACAAGGGCGCATCTATTAAAAGCCAATCTATTCAATGCGGTTCGCGTTTCAGCTTTTCTAATAGTGGTGTTTTAGAGTATGTTGATAGCAATGAATTTATATTTACTGTAACAGATAGCAGAGGAAACATAGCCACTAAAACTATTACTTTGCCTATGATTCCTTACAGCCCATTAACTGCAACAGTAGAAGGAGATATAAAAGTAAGCGCGGCAGATTCTACCAAAGCTGAGCTTGAATTTACTATAAGCGGTAATTATTATAATGGCTCTTTTGGCGCAGTGGATAATACTTTAACAGTAGCTTACACTATTGAAGCTGGAGAATCTGGCGGCGGCATATACTATGAAGAAGTAACAATTCCTGCGGATCAGATTACAGATAATCGTTACTCAATTACTCTTACTAAAACTGATTTGGATTATAACAATAGCTATACTGTTGTAGCTGAGGTATCTGATGCTATTACAAAAAAGCTTAAAAGCACTTCTAAAGTATTTAGGGCGCTTCCTGTATTTGATTGGGATAAAGAGAGCTTTAATTTTAATGTTCCTATTACGCTTAATAATAAGCCTCTTGACTATGTAGTAGAGCAAAATACTAATGGTATCTGGTTCTATAAGAAGTGGGATAGCGGATTAGCAGAGCTTTGGGGCAAAGCTACTTCCATTTATGGCGCGGCGCACTATCTGGGTTCTTATCATGCTTTTCCCTTTACTTTAGTGGAGTGGTATAGCGCGCTGGGAGTGCTTAATAATTTTACTGGCAATCTATCCACTTATTTAACTACTAATGCAAAAGTGGAAATGATAGATTATAACGGCGCCTATTATGGCTGTAATATATGGGTTCAAAACTCTAATAATAGTTTTCAATCTGGCGATACTGGCGCGGTATCTGTGTATATTGTCGGGAGGTGGAAGTAATGGAAGTATTCGTTAGTTTAATTTCTACAGTGGGCTTTCCTATTGCGGTAGCTATTGCTTTAGGAGCTTTCATCTGGCGCATTTATCAGCGCAGCGAAAAAAGAGAAGATGAGCTGCGCGCAGAGATAACAGAGAACAGAATTATTAACGCTAAGTTTGCTGAGATTATTAGCAAGTATTCAATAGAGATTGGCGAGATTAAAGAAGATGTGAAGGAAATTAAAGAGGATGTCGTAGAAATAAGTAGGAGAATATCTTAATAATGCAACAGAGGGCAAATTTAAGTTTGTCCTCTTTTATTTTTGCTATTACTGAAAGAGCTATTTTATTATTTTTACTAATAAATATGAGTTTTTCTATTACTTCTTAATATGTTCTAAATTTTCTTAATTCACAATTTATCAACAGGCGCGCACTATTCAAACTATTTGCGCATTTAGGCACTCCATATATGGACTTTGTTAATTTTATAGGTTATACTGGCTTAGAAAATAATTAACGAAATGGGGATTTTTATGGCAGTCATAAGAGTGCAAAAGACAGAGAATTATACAGTAATGAGTAATCATCACCTGCGCAATAAAAACATGAGTTTGAAGGCAAAAGGCTTGATGTCACTAATGTTGAGCCTTCCTCCTAAGTGGGATTACTCTATTGGCGGCTTAGTTGCAATCTGTAAAGAAAGCCATACAAGCATAAGAAGTGCGCTTAAAGAATTAGAAGAAAATCAGTATTTAATTAGAGAAAGAAAAAATAATGAAAAAGGATATTTTACATATGAATATACACTATATGAAGTGCCAGAGCCGCATATAGAAAAACAGCATACGGATAGTGCTTATATTGATAAACAGAATACGGTAGAAGAGGATGCAGATACCAGTAGACAAATAAAGAAAGAGAAAGTAAATAAAGAAAAATTAAATAAAGAGGAATCAAAAAAAGAGAAAACAACTACTACTAAGCCCAAAAGCAAGATCAATAAAAATCGTTTTAGTAGTTATGATGAAATATTATTTAATTCTGTTTCTAATGAAACTTTAAGAGAGCTTTATAAAGATTTCATAGAATCTAGGGAAGCAATGGGAGCGCCTATCACTAGGCAAGGGCTGAAAGTATTAATAGATAGATGTGAGAAGCTTTCAGAGCATAATATAAGGATTCAAAAGCTGCTGCTGGAAACTGCTTTAGTAAATGGCTGGAAGAATGTTTTTTTACCTAGTGAAACACATAAAGAAGAAGCAAGAGCAGAAAGCATAAATGAATTAAAGGAATTTTATGGAGGGGGATTCTTTGAAAATGAATAAGGGGAGCTTTATAGTATTTGAAAAAGCAATAGCAAACAAATTAATAAAAAGGGGCTTTCCGCTCAGGGAAATAGGCGGCAATAAATATAATATATACTACTTTGATGATCTGGAAGAATTGCATACAGCAATAGAAGAAATAAAGAAAGAATTGTGCTGCTAAGGCGCGCTGTGAGCAAATTAGTAGCAGCTTTGCAATAGGTAGATAAATAAAGGCGCGCCAGAGCTTGCTATAGGATGCTTTATAGTGGCTGGGCGCGCTTCTTTAATTGGAAAAATGTAAAAATTTTCTTATAATATAATTAGTAAGTGAAAGCTTACAAATAAATGATTTCAATAATATATAAAAAGAGGATAGTTAATTATTTGAATTTGACTTTTATATATAATTTTTTATGTATAGAGGTGGTTTAATTTGATTGACTAAAGCGGAGCGGAGAGCTTAGGGCTGCTCCCCAATTTATAAGCTCTCTGCCATGATGCGCTCCACTAAAAAAAATTTTTGAAAGCAGACATTATTAGGGCAAGTTTAATTAAATTACTTATCCTAATTTTAATATATTTGTGAACAAGGATAGAAGAACACCAAATTCTATTCGCATGTTCCTCCTTAAAACCATAGAACAGAGTGGTTCTTGCCATTTCCACTCTGTTCATTTTTAAGGAGAAGGTAAACAAACATTTAACAATAAGGAGGAATTATTATGGCAACTAAAACAGATACAATAGCAATCAAGGTAACTCCAGAGGAAAAGGAGTTAATTAAGAAACTGGCAGATAGAAGCGGTATAACAGTCTCTAAGTTTCTTCATGAAATTATTTTTAAGGAGGTAATCGCGCCAATGACAAGAGACAAGGCTTATAACGAATTGATTCATTATGTGGCTGGAGATTCACTTGATAAGATGAGTGATGAACAGTTAATTGCGCTTTACAACAACTTTTTTAAACAATAAGGAGCAAAAGAGATGAGCTACGATAACTTTGTATTTTACGGAAGTTGGAGGGAAACGCTCGAAGGGTTCAGAGAAGATTTTGGGGATGAATATGCTAGAGAAGCTTTATGGAGTTTAATGACGGTAGCGACTGCAGGAGATATTGAAACAACAAAAAAATCAATCTTAGGTTTTATAACTGGCTCAGTAATGCCGAATATAGATGCAGCTAAAAACAGATATGCAGCTGCAGTAGAGAATGGCAAGAAGGGTGGGCGCCCTAGGGTTGAACTTAAAAAAGAAGAAGTAATGAAGAAAAAAGAAGAGCTGAAAACCTGGAAAGCGGTTGCTTCATACTATAAGATCTCAGAGCAAACGCTAAAAGCCAAGAGGGATGAGTGGGAAAATGAAAAAAACCCAAAAAACCTTGATAAAGATATAGATATAGATATAGATATAGATAGAGAGAAGGAAATCACTAACAGCACGGCGCCTCAAGGTGTCGAAAAAATAAATTTTTAAGGAGGGCAGTAAAAAATGACTGCTAGAGAAAAATTTTTAATCAATAATATAGGATTCCACAAGGAGGATTTATCCTTAATTAGACAGGTAGAATTAGAAAATATAATGGAAGAATTGGGAGTATCCAAGGAATGGGTATGCCTGGCGCTCTCAAAAGATAAGCTTGAAGGCTGGGAGAAGTGGGGCTTCGCGCTTTTCCGCAAGCCAGAGTTTAGGCGCGATATAGATGGTTTACTAGGGATTCTTTCTAAACTAGACGAGGATAAATTTAAAAAAGAAGTGAAAAAGAGCAAGGGTAAAGAGGCTTTCATCACAGTAGAAGAAAAGACTTTTAGAAGATGCTATGAGGGAGTTATGAAGCAAGGGCGCCTATATACAGATTTAGAGGCTGAGCGCCTAGGATTGTCTGACTATTGGGCATATAACAACAAGAGTGAAGAAGCTAGAGCATGGCTTAATACTCTCATTGCAGAGAAGAGCGCATGGAGTGAAATTGATGAGGAAGATTGGGCGCCTTTTGTAGTCAATGTAATACATGTGAAGGTGAAAGATTTCATAGTTGAGAAGGAGCTGCTGTCGGCTACCACAGCTACCACAGCTTTCTCTTTTGATACAGAAGAAAAATAATAAGCCGCTTCATTGATTGGCGCCTATTGCTCACCTTTTCACAGAAATTTTTAGGACAGATTTAATTAAAGTCATTATTACAATTTTTATATATTAGTGAAGAAACTAAAAAGGAGAATTGTAATAATGGCAAATGGAAAATATGGAGAGGCGCTCTTCGCAAAACGGATGCGCGCCCTTCAATACAATGTTTAGGATGTATCAAATGATTCTAGCTATTTTGATAAGGATATAGATTTTATCATTACTTCACCTGCTTCTGGTTTAACTAAGGCTTTTGAAGTTAAATGGGATAGCAGAATGAGAGATACAGGAAATCTTTATTTAGAGCTAACTAATGTAAACTCTAGACAATGGAACGGAGAAGGCTGGTATAAGCATTGCCAGGCTGATTTCGTAGCTTATGGGGATTCGCGCAAGGGGATATTTTATATTTTTCCTTTTGCCGATCTGAAAAAGAGAGTAGAGGAGCTGCGCCCTAGATTAGGATAGTGCGGCAGTGATAGCACTGGGCTATTGGTTGCTCTAAAAGATGTATTAGATTTGGCATCTATATTATGAGGAGGAATAGATATGGTTAAATACGATTGGAAAAAGAGAATTGATTAGCTTTACTATAAGCTGGGGCGCAAGGGTTACTTAACCGATGAGGAAAGAGCAGAGCTTGAGCTGTTGCGCGCCAAGGAGCTTCGCGTTGAAAAGCAAAAAAATTTATCTTAAAATCAGAGTTAGAAGATATGAAAACTAGGGTATTAAATTATTGTAAAGGAGGTGGCTCTAGTGGCTACTAAACAAAAAACACTAACGGCAAAACAAAAGCTAGCCTTAGAGCTGCTTACTTGCGGCGAAGGGCTGAGCTATAAGGATATAAGTGAGAGAGTGAATGTTAATCCTAAAACACTTTATGAATGGAGAACCAGCCCCGATTATGTAATGTTCCAAGAGGCGCTCAAAAGGCTCAATGATGAGCGCTGGCTTGCTACTGTAGATGCAGCGAGAGCAGCGGCGCTTAGACTTGTTGAAAAAGATAATCAGAAGATGGTTGAGTTTGTTCTTAAGAATGAGGGTTACAATCCAGCGCAAAAGGTAGAAGCTGAAATAGATACAGACGTTAATATCACTATCGTAGATTAAGGAGGGGCGCTTATGACTGGAATAATTGTAACAAGCATAGCAAATACAGTATGCAGCACTTTAATTATTTTAGGCTTAATCGCAAGAATAAATAAGCGTTAGTTAGAATGGCAGTAAATATAGAAATTAAGAAATCTTCTTTTCTGCCTTGTTATCAGCCCTATATAGATGATTACTCTTGCAGATACAATGTAAATTACGGCGGGCGCGGATCTGGTAAGACTAGGTTTATAATTACTAAGCTCTTGATTAAAGGGCTGAAAGAGAAGCGCATGATTCTATTAATGCGCAAGACAACAGCTAACTGTAAGTTTAGTGTATGGAAAGAGCTTAAAGAGGCGGTTGCGCGCTGTGGTTTAACTAAATACTTTACATTCTATGAAACAGACTACAGCGCCGTATGTAAGCTCAATGGCACTATGTTTAAATGCCTGGGCCTGGATATAGCAGAGAAAATTAAAGGCTTCTCTGAGGTATCAGATGTATTGCTTGAGGAAGCTACAGAATTTACTCCAGAGGATGTTGATTTAATTGATGGCACTGTGAGAAGTGTTAAATATAAATTGCCTTTACAGATTTACTTTTGCTTCAATCCAGTATCAAAGCAAAATTATGTTTATAAGCGCTTTGGCTTTGATACTGGAATAACTCCGCCTAATACATTCATTCAAAAGACTACCTACCTTGATAATCCTTATCTAAGTAAGGACTACATTCAGCGCATGGAAGAGATGCGCCTTACTAATCCTACTAGATGGAAGATTGAGGCTCTTGGTGATTTCGTTACTCTTGATAAACTTGTTTTCTATAATTGGCGCGTTGAGGACTTTGATCACACTAAACTTCCTGGGCAGCTTGCTATTGGACTAGACTTTGGTTTCATAAACGATACCAGCGCGCTTGTTGCAAGTATCATCAATGAACAGAATAAAACCATTCATGTATTCAGAGAATGGGGAGAAACAGGCAAGACTAACCAGGAGCTGGCGCAAGTCATTAACGCTCTTGGTTTTAGTAAGTCGATTATTGTTGCTGATGCAGCAGAACAGAAGAGTATTGAGGAGATCAAAAGAACAGGCATTAATAAGATACGCCCGTGTAAGAAGGGCGCTGATTCAATTATGCACGGAATCCAGCAACTCCAAAACTATCAGATTATTATTCATCCAAGCTGTGAGAATTTAAAGGTAGAGTTAGAGAACTACAGTTGGCAAAAAGATAAAGCAACAGGTGACTATATAAATAAACCGATTGATAGTTTCAACCATTATATAGATGCGCTCAGGTATAGCTTACAATGCCTTGGAGCTAGATTAATGACTGTAAGCAAAGATTTATTCTAAGGAGGCTAAAAAGAATTGTTTAAATTAGAAGATGGCAGAACAGAACTTTTCCAATGGGATTTAAACAGAAGATTAATTATCTCTGATCAATCTATAACGGCGGTTCATTTCTGCAATAAAACAGATGATTGCTCTTTAGTATGCGAGGTGTATGAGGAGGGCGACGCGCGCCTCGTTAATATTCCTAATATTCTTTTACAGACAGATTGGGATATTAGAGCCTATGCCTATTGCGGCGAGTGTTATACAAAACAAGCTGCTAAATTCAAAGTAAATGCGCGCTCTAAGCCTGCTGATTATGTTTATACAGAAACAGAAGTAAAGAGCTGGGATAGCCTGGAGCAGAGAGTTGAGGCTCTTGAGGAAAGCGGCGCAGACTTAAGCAATTATTATACAAAAGAAGATATTGATAATAAGGGCTATGCTACAGAAGATTATGTTAATGATGCTATTGAGCTGGATAATGGAGTATTTAATGAATCTGTAGGCGTAAGAGATGGATTAAAGCTTAAAGCTGAAACAGTAGCAGTAAAAACTAAAGTTAATGGAGAGACTGTTATTAAAGATGTTCGTCATGATGCTTTAGTTGATTCAAGTGGAGAAATGCTTATTAGTAAAAGCTATTTTGCCAATAGAGGACTTGAGTTTGGAACTCCTAATTATACTGGAGAATGGACAGAGCATAAGACTGGAATTGATGGCATTGGATATTGGAAGTCTGGTGAACTTTCTCCAATGGGCACCTGGGCGCCAGCCAAGTATTATTCTTTAGCAACAGAGGATTATGTTAACACTGCTATTGCAAGTGCTATGAGCCAGCTTGTCGATGGGGATGAGGTGAGCTACTGATGGCAAAGGTATTAACTGATAATCAGCATTATATAGATATTGCTAATGCGATCAGAGAAAAGAATGGCACTGAGGAAACTTATAAACCTGGAGAGATGGCTGCAGCGATTGGCGCCATTGAAACAGGCGGTGGGATACCAGAGGAAGCTTTATTGATAACTGGAAATTGTCAGTATAGATTCGCCTACAATGGATGGAACTGGTTCGTTGAAGATTATGGAGATAAGGTAACCACTAAAGATATTACAGCAGCAGATTTTATGTTTTCTAAATCAACAGAATTAACTGATATTCCTTTTGAACTTAATTTTAAAGCTAGTAGTAACGCAGATCTAAAAAGTATGTTTTCAGAATGTCTGAAATTAGAAAGTATTCCAAAAATAAATAACTGTAAACCAAGCGGTAGGGGAAGTTTATTTAATGGTTGCCAATATTTGCGCCATATACCAGAAGATATTGCAGATTGGTTTGATTGGAGCTATATGACTAAATTAACTTCTGCGTATAGTGGAGGCTCTAGTGGCTTGTTTACTGCGTGCTATAGTTTGCGCTCTGTCCCAATAGAGTTTCTAAGATATGATAATCCAACAGTGAATTACAGTTATACTTATCTCAGTAGCGGCTTTAGCTCCTGCTATACTTTAGATGAACTTGTAGGGCTGCCATTGCCCTGGACTGTAACTT